CTGCCCGCGCAGAACACCGTCAACATCGCCCTGGCCCTGGTGACGCTTGGGCTGGGAATCGCCATCGTCTGGCTTGGTCAGGCAGCCTCTCCCGACCCCATCCATGACCTGTTGTTTGGCAAGGGGCCCTTGGCGGTTCCCCCCTGGCTCCTGGTCGGTTTTTTCATCTGCGCGCTGGCCTTGGGCGTGGTCGTTACGCTGCCGATTGGCGGTGCCGACATGCCGGTGGTCATCTCGTTGTTCAACGCGTTTACCGGGCTGGCGGTCGGCTTTGAAGGCTACGTCATGGGAAATCCGGCGCTGATCATTGCCGGTATCGTCGTCGGCGCAGCCGGTACGCTGCTCACGCAGTTGATGGCCAAGGCGATGAACCGCCCAATCACCAATATCCTGTTCCAGCCGATCAGCGGCGAAGCGCAGGCGAGCGGCACGGTCAATGGCACAATGAAAGAAGTATCCGCGCTCGACGCGGCGGCGATGATGCACTACGCCAACAAAGTCATCATCATTCCCGGTTACGGCATGGCCGTAGCAGGCGCGCAGCATAAAGTCAGGGAGATGACCGAGTGGCTTGAAAACGCCGGGGTCGATGTCAGATTTGCCATTCACCCGGTTGCCGGACGGATGCCGGGACATATGAACGTATTGCTGGCCGAGGCAGGCGTGTCTTACGACAAGATTTTCGATCTGGAAGAAATCAATTCCGATTTCAACCAGGCCGATGTCGCGCTGGTCATCGGCGCCAACGACGTAGTCAACCCCGTGGCGCGAACCGACAAGACCAGCCCGATCTACGGCATGCCGATCTTGAATGCCGATTACGCATCCCAGGTCATCGTCGTCAAACGCGGCCAGGGCGCGGGCTACTCCGGTATCGAAAACGCCCTGTTCTATATGGATAATTGCCGCATGCTGTACGGCAGCGCGCAAAAAGTCATCGCCGACGTAATCCAGAATCTCAAGACGATGGAATGAGCGGGGCGTCGGTTGAAAATAAGCCCCTCTCCCCTCGTGGGAGAGGGTGCCCCGAAGGGGCGGGAGAGGGGGATGCTAGGGAGAGGGCAAGTCTCGATGAAACGGACTGAGATATTTGAAGGGGAATACACTTGATAAGTGGGATGATCCGGGATGATACGGGAAGAATCAGGACGGTGCTGTAAAAACGACTTGCAGATAGTGCAAATAAAAAACCGGCGCTATCGGGTCATAGAAAACAGATCTCCATTACCACGTTCCATCGCTACAACAGGATAAGCATCCCATGTGCGGCCTTGGAAGAAGCGGCCATTTGCCTTCTTGTTGCGCTTTACCCCGTCGACGATCCAGGAACTTGTCCGGTACGGCCTCGTGGAATAGGTCGCTCATGCTGTTGACGAAAAACATGGTCGGCTTCTTGCATGCCAGCGGTTTTTCGAGCCGATCCGGATGCAGGGTGAGCCTGAACTCGTTCTCGTAGCCAGGAGCGCCCATCGCATGCAAGCGCCGCGCCATCACTTCGGCGTAACAGTGCTTGCAGCCTGGGGAGATCTTGGTACAGCCCGTGGCGGGGTTCCAAGTCTGCCTAGTCCACTCGATGGCCGATTTCATCGTCACATCACTCCATCCTATGCCGCGTGACCTGCACCCCGTTCGGAAGCTGTGTGACAGTCTTTGTGCCGGTCGCGGTCTTGTCCGTCAGTGCCGTCTGACCACCAGCAGCACCAATAAAACCGCTTCCGCAGCCGCCTGCAACTTTCATATGGGCGACTTCAACTTTTGCCGTTTCGATGATGACCGAGGCGGTTCCGTTGATGGCGCGCGCGCGGTCGATGTCGACCGTCCCATCCTTAATGCCGCGCATTGTTTCAAAGAGGATGCTGCGCAGGGAACTGATGTCATTGCCTTCCATTTCAATCACCTCTGTTTACGATGGCTCTTTTGAGAGAGCCGTTTAGCCTGATGATGGCCGCAACTTCTGGCCCGTAGTTGTTGACGGAGTTCCGCCGCATGATTTCGGCTCTCGTTGCCAGTTCGAGATTGTCGAGCGAGAAATTGCGGCGGTTGCCGTCCTTGAAACAAAGCACATGCCCTGAAGGTATCTCCCCGCCCGCCTCAAGCCAGACAATGTGATGGACTGGCAGCCAGTCTTGAGGCTTGATTCGGGTGTCCGCCACTTTTCGCCACAGTACGCCTTCCTTGTCGCGCTCTGAGCCGATGGGCAAATGCGTGTGAGGGATGCTGCCTTTCTTGAAGCGGGTCTCCGCGCTACGGCCACCAGCGACGTAGTGCTTGCCTTTATTCCAGGGCGATTGGCCGCGCTGAAAGTGGGTCGCCCTGATGGCCGCATTGTTTTTTGAAAACCCTTGGGCTTTCCTGACGCGCAAGGCAAGCGCCCTTGTTTTAATGCTGCCAATCGAACGCCCTGGCAGCACGGTCGCGGCAAGTTCACGCGCGGTCTTGCTCGGGTAGTGTTCCCGGATGGCGGCATCTTCCTCGGGCGTCCACTTCATCTTTAAACCCCTATATCAATCGTCATCTGCCGTTTGGCAATTTCCTCTGCCCGGACAGTCTTGATGAGCTTGTAAATCCATTGCAAGGACACCTTGTACTTGCGCGCAAGGTCGGCGTGGTTCTTACCGTTGAATTCATCGAATATCTGGCGGTCACGGATGGAAAGCTGGTAGATCAGCCCTTTTGGGAAATAGACGTTCTGCCCGCCCCAAATGAAAGACATCCGCTCGGCAGTCTCGCGTCCGATCTCATCGGCCTTTACGGCATCGAGGCCGAGCCGTTCGTGAATGACCGCCGAACACTGGCTGGCAAGGTCTGCCAAAAGTTCAGGGGACTTGTTCCTGAAACAATCGTCATGGACAAGGCTGGTTGCGCCGCTCATGCGTTCTCCAGTATTTCGTTCAGAGATTCCCACGCCAACAGCATCGGATCGAACGTCATGCGCTCGAACGCGTCGCTCAATTTCCACGACAGTTCCGTTATATCGATTCTCGGCATGGGCACCTCCGACGCGCTCAGCCGATCCGCCAATGCCCGTACCGCATCCGGTAAAAACCGCATCGCCCACTTCTTCAGCGTCTCGATTACCCGCTCGGCTTGATCGCCGCCGATCCACTGAAGCGCGTCGATGCCGGTGATGCGTTTCACGTAGGCAGCCAGCGCCGCTTCAGAGGGGTTCTTGACCGCGCCGAGCTTATGCAAAAGCAGCCAGATCGCCCGGATTTTCCGGGCTTCCGGGTATCGCGCCAATGGCCGCGACTTCGCCGAAGGGCGCACCTTGAACCCCTTGCTCTTGAGGTGATCCATCACCTTCTGGAGTTCAGGGACGCTCATCGCCGTCGTTGACGTTTTGCCGATCACGGCATGCAGCGCGCCCCGGTAAGTTTCATCGTCCAGCGCCAGATCGCGCTTGGCAACATGGATCAACCGGATCAACCTATCGCGGGACGCGCTGCGCTCATGGGAAACCGTGGCCATCGTCGCTCCCTTACACCGCCGCAACATCCAGGCTGATCGGCGCGTACTGCTCTGAATTGCCGACCCGCTCATAGATGCGGATGTAGGGCTTCGACCCCGCAACCTGCACACTGTCCGCGATGGCTTGCATCGCCCGCAGCCACTTCTCGTCCTGGATGTTCAGGCGCTTCAGGCCAAGCACACGGTTCGTGTTGATCTTGCCTTCCTTGTTGACCTGGAAGGCGTCATTGATGAGTACCCGGATTTCATCTCGGCTGCCCGTAGCCCAATCCTGGATGCACTCATCGATCAACTGTTTCGCGGCCTGTAGCCGTTCGTCGAAGATGATGTGTTCCTGCACTTGGCGAACCACCTTGTAGCGCCCGTCGAAAGAGAAGAGGCTTACGTTGCCCTTCGTTCCGCCAACCTTCACGCCGTACTGCTCGGCGGAAAGCTGGATGAAGGCGGAGATGTCCATAAAAGCGCCCACCTTGAACTCCTCCAGTTGTTTCGCCAGTGCACTGGCTTTACTTACCAGTTCGCGCACTAACTCATCGCGTGTGCGGTCAATGGGTTTGACCATCGACTCCGGGACACAGCGACCTTCTCTATCGATCCAGTAACCAACTGGGGCAGTTGAAACCATGTTCATCTCGTGCTTCCTTTGTTTCTCTGTGCGAGGGTCAGCGTAAAAAGCCGCTGCTCCGTTTTCCAGACTTCCCTGCGCAACTGATTGATATGACGTTGCGCGTCGCGCCGCGCGAAAGAGATGTCACGAATCAAGGCATGCAGCTTTCTGGTCAGCAAAGCGACCCGAATCTTTCTGATGATTTTCACGTCGGCAGTTCCAGCATCAGAAAGCAATCATCCAGAACGGCAACCATGCGGCCTGGGACAGCCCGACTCGCCGGAAAGTACTGGCGCATGCCCTTCGTCGCATCCAGAAAGGGCTTCAGCGAGCATTTGTGGCCCAGCTTGATCCGCAGCATCGGAAGCGCATCCTCCTGGCTGTTTGGTATATGCAGGTAATCGATGGCGATGCCCCAATTGCGCATCTTGCGGTAGAGCCTGTTCGCGGCGGCGATCTTCGCCAGAAACACCGCATCAAATACACGCGCGTTGCTGGGCGGTATCCCGCAAGAATGCAGAGAAGGAACGTGAATCCTGACTACATCAGCCATTGCACCCATGTCATACCCCCTTGACCACGTCGGCAGTCACCAGCCGGGAGCCAAGCTCGGCAGCAAGATTCATCGCTGCTGTCAGTACATTCCCCACGGCAAGCGGATAAAGCAGCGATACCGACTCACTGCGTTCGCCACGGCGCGTGGCGAACGTAAGCCGCGCCCGTAACGCATCAATGCCGCCTTCATTGATTACTTCCGGCAGTGGTTTACCGACCCGGTCGAACTTGAGCCGCAGGTAGTCATTGAGCGCCTGCCCAGCGAGCGGGGAGAGTTCCACCATCTCGCACCGCTGTACCACCTCGCGCACCTGTTGGTTGCGTTCGTCCAGCTTTGCCCGCAATTCCGGCTGCCCAATCAAAATAATTGAGGTCAGTTTTTTGAACCCCATCTCCAACTCAAAGAACCGCTTCAGGTGTTTGATCGTCGGGATTGGCAGCGAGTGCGCTTCGTCGATCAACAGGCAATGCCGGTAACCTGCCGTATGGCTTGCCTTCAGCACACGGTGCAGTTGCGCGAACCGTGCTTCCGGGCTGGATTTCGCGGATTCCTTTGGAGCAACAGCCGCCATCATCGCTTCCGCGATGTGGGTGGCCTTCAGCGTTTTACCGCGACTGTCATCATCCTCCATCGCCAGAACATACGGCTTGATGAGGATGATCGGTTGCGACTCCCGCGCAATCCGGTCTTCAAGGTCGCGGGCAAGCACCGATTTGCCTGCGCCACTCTCACCCGTCACGCACAGGAACCCGCCGTGTTTGGCGGTTTGCAGCATGGCTTCCCGCACGTACCGGATGTCCGGGCTGAGGTATAAATCCTCGGCGGACTCCAGTTCGTCCGAAAACGGCGTCCTGAATAGGCCGAAATGCTTCTTTGCTTGCTGACTCAGCGCTTGCTTGCGCAGTAACATTACACTCTCCTCGGTTGATTCACCATTGACATGCCCGCTTTGAGCATTTGTTGAAACATCAGTGGAGACAGGACGGGTTGCGTTGGCGCGCAGCCCGTCCGCCTCATCATCGAACACGCCTGACAAGTCATCAGGCGTCGCGCCCGCTTCCACCAATAATTCGAGGATGCGGGTCTTCAAATCCGTCTTGTCCTCTTCGGCTGACCACTGCCCCGGCTCCTGTGCCTTTGGGGATTCCCGTCTGCGGGTGCCCACCGATTTTGGAAATTTCCCGTGATTCACGATCTGCGCTACGGTGGCGTCCGAGACGTCCAGCGCACGGGCAAGGTCGGATTGTTTTCGCCCAACCCGTGCCAGTACGGACTTCAGTTTTAAGCTCATCATTTCCCTCCAGATAAAAGTTGCAACGGCATCGCATGCTTGCCGCGCAGTTCTGCGGAGATGGCATCCACTTGGTCGGGCTGTACGCCATCCGGGTAGCGTTGTTGCAGCCAGCGGAAATGATCGGCAGGTCTCCAGCCGTCGCCGAGCATTGCCTTGAGTTCCTTGGCAGCCTCGACATGCGAGAGTGGGCGCAGTTCGACCTGCGCCGCGCGCGCCGCCACCAATGCGGGTGTATCCGCTTCCATGCCCGCCGGAAGCAGCCGCTGCGGAAGCTCTGTTTTTCCAAGGTGCGAGTGCGCAACTGCCCCGCGCCCGTTGTTCAGTTGGGCAAAAGGCCGCACCTGTTTTGCGCGCAACTTGTCGGCCTTGTCTGCTGTCACCCCTTCGCCGTATGCCGCTTCAAGTAGATGCTTTTCGGTGCGCTCGTCGCCAGTCATCGAGGCGCGGCTGTAGCCTTCGCCGATCACCTGTGCAGTCAGGCTGCGCCCGAAGTCATCGAAGTCGCGCTCGGGTTCGACCTCCACCACCAGCGGATCGCTGCCGAAGCGGTCGATCTCGACGCGCAGCATCCCTTCGCGTAAGAGCAGCGGCGTCACCGTCACCTGCATCTTGTTGCCGAGGAATTCCGCCCATGGCGAGAGGTCATACGACGCAGAACGCCCGATCTCTGGGTGCGCGAAACTCACCTTCAGGTCTCGCACTTGGCGCGTCTGAGCCGCGCCATGCAGGAAGTATTTGCACACCTTGCGCTCCGGAATCCGGCGTAGCGCTTCCGGTGTGCGCATAATCAACTGCCAAAGATCGTCTCGCACCATCGGCTCGCCGGAGGCGCGGCGCAGCCGTGAATCCACATGCACGATTGCATTGGCGTTCCAGTCGCGTACCCATGTAGCAGCCGCCGCATTCAGGGCTTCAACCGAGTCAACCGGCTCGAACCGAAGGCGGCTCTCGAAATGGGTCTCGACGATGTTGTTGGCGACTTCCACGCCGCCTTTCGCCCAGGCATGCCCAGGTGCATGCGTCCGGTGATCCACGCCCAGCGCATCCAGCAGGTTGCATATCCCAAGAGAAGTGTTCGCGCTGCCCTTGTCCCACAGCAGGATGTCTGACATCCCGTAGGACACGCGCTCCGGCTGCTCGCCCCATGTGTACAGCAGGAAGTCAAACAAACTTGCTTGCGATTCGCCTTCGGCCTCGTAGTAGCGGACATCGATATTCCCACTCGCGTGGTCGTAGCGCACGTAGCGCCACACCTTCAGCTTCACGCGCCCGAAATTGCTTGGTTTATTCTTATAAAAATCCTCATCACGCATCACCCTTTGCTGCCCATTCATGTAGTACAGGACACATAAGGATGGGTCGATCTGGTGCACATGGTTGGGGTGCAGACTGCGCAAAGCACCGTGATTTCGCGCTGCTTGCATCGTCTTAGCATCCATCCGGCGCTTACGTAAAATAGCGCCCACGCGGCTCTTTCCTACATTCACTGCCATGCCATTTGCCTCTGCTACGTTCATCGCTACGGCCAGGGGCATCGTCCGTTTTCCGTTCCCGCGCACTGCCTCGCGCTGTGCGCTGGCAATAAAGTCGAGCGATTCGGAAGGCATCCGGCTGCGCCCCGTGTCAGATCGGCGCTTGCGCCCAGTGTCATATCCCGTGTGCTTGCGCAGCCAGACGTATATCGTCTGTGGGCTACGCCCGATGAAGTCAGCAAACTGGCGGACAAGCTCGTAGCCTTCTCCATGCGGCGCGGCGGAGAGCCGGTTGCGCAGTGAAAAAAGCTCCTCGGTCAGCGCGGGCGACATTTGCATGATTGCTATTCCTTGACGCCTAATGCGCGGTCAAAGGCTGCCAGCGTCCGGTCGAAATCAAGCCGCACATTACCCAGCATCGTCTCTGCCATATTGAAAGTATCGGACAGCTCAATTGCCACCGTCTCAATGGCGCTCGCCAGCAAATCATCCTCGGCGGTCTGCTCTGCTACCGGTTTGGCTTCTGGCGGCAGCGTTTGCATTACCGTTAACCGCACCGCATCCAGATTGGCAATGGACTGTTTCAACGTGTTTCGGATCACTTGCACCTGCGCTATAAATCCTTGGTATTCCTCCGGCCAATTGACAATCGCAAGCTGTGGTTCGCTCCGTGTGGTGGTCAGTTCATCGATCTTCCTGTTCTTGTCGGCAAGCAACCTGGACTTTGCTTCGTCGTCTGCCCTGGCTTCGCGTAGGGCAGAGCGAAGTTCTTTGACGCTCATTTTGGCGATGTCATCAAGATGAAGTTCGCCCGTCTGTCCAGTTAGCTCAAGCTCTTCAATTTGCTCGTCGTCCAATACCAGCATTTCCAAGAGCTTGCTTTGTGACCCAATAGCCTGAACCAAATGTGCCGACGTCGGCACATTTGAGAACTTAACCGCTGCGTTGATGAAGCGAGCGGCTACATGGCGGTCAAGCCCGAGAACATCCAAACGAGCAATGAAATTGCCATGCTCACAAGCCTCTTTGAGCACTCGAAGCCCGCGCCCAACTTCCAGACAGGCTTCTACGCTGCGCCGCATATTGGCGCTGATGTCGCGCTGGATCAGATCAGGGTCGGCACAGTCGGCGGGTAGTTGATAGCCAAGTTGCGCCGCTACAGCGCGGGTTGCCGTTTCACGCGCATGTTGCGCAGCAGCCAGTTGGTTGGCGGCGTCCACCATCGCGGGCAATCCTGGCGTGTCCGCATCGGTCACGATTTCTGGTGTATTAACGGTGTTGGTAGGTTTGCGGGCCATAGGGAAACTCACAGATGAGAAGTAATGCGTGAACGGCTCTCTTCGATGCGGCGCTGTGCCTCATCAAGAGACCTCATAATGGAAACGGCATGTTGTGCCAGACGGTGCGACGGGCGGATGCGGCCCGTTTCCGGGATGCGTTCTGCAAAACCCTTTTCCACAAGGGTTCCTACGTAGCGCGTGATATTGGCGGGGTCGTGTTTCGTAGCCTTGGCTAACTCAGTTGGCGTTAAGCCGCTTGCAAAATGTCCGAGCAGCACATTGAGTACGTCCAGCACCTTCCCTGCAGATTGAGATGTGGCGCTCTTACTCATAACCGGCCTTTCGGTTGTGGTTTCTGAACGAACCAACCACCGCTTATTGATGCCCTGACGGCAATGTTTCCGCTGAAGTACTTGAGGGCAGCGCGTAGCCGCCACAGGTCGATCTTGTTCATGCCCGCCCCCCGATCAGCCCGACTTCCCGCATCCGGCGGCGGCATGCGGTGATGGAGCCGGGGGACTTGTGCCCGGTCAGTTCGATGAGCGCCGTGCGGCGCATGCCTGGATGGTCAGCAATCGGCTTCCAGCGCGGGCGGATGGTGTAAAGCGCGGCGGCTTCGCGTTGCTGTTGCTCAACGGCTGCGGACATCACGGCATCGAAGACTTCGTACACGAACCGCTCGAAAGCAGGGCTGACCCACGCGGCGTAGGCGTAGACAAGGGGTTTGATGACATAGGTCGGGGTGTTTTTTGCCGCTTCCGTGACGGGTGGAATAAGCGCAAATTCGCGCTTATTGCTGCCGTGCACAATAAGCCCATTTTCGGGCTTATTCGGTTTGGAAAATTCGGCAATCAAATTCTGTGTCCGTTTGTGTCGAAGCCACTTGGACGGACGATGGTTAGGCGAATACCCCGCCGCCTTGTGCAGATCGTTCAGGCAATACCGCCCTTCTTCATCCTGACGGATATCAATATCGCCAAAGGCAACATGCGGCGTGACGATGCGGCTGGCGAAGTTTTCAGGCAGCATTTCAGGGAAAAGATCAGTGGACACAGTTGGCTCCTTGTGTAGATAGGCGGGCAATTTCGGCAAGAGGGATTGGCTCATGCTCCCACTCCCACCTGCTCGTTCGGGTTTTCTTTGAGGCCGAGGGCGATGGCGATTCTGTGCATTCGCCCATATCGACCGCGCGCCAGTCCGCACAGCACACGCGAGACGTCACTCGGCTCGAAGCCGTGATCTCTTGCCCACGAAGACATGGTCTTCCCTTCGCGTTCCCACTGCCGACGGATAGCTTCTGGGGTAGTGGTTCTTTTGAGTTGCATGCTGGCTCCAGTTGTGTGAAATAATGAAAAAAGTATCGTTATTGTGTGATGTTATAAATCACAAGTCAAGGGGGTGTGATGGAAAAAATCACAACCAGTCGTTTTCCCGGCGAACGGGTCAAATCTGAACGATTGCGCTTAGGCTTTAAGTCGCAAGCTCAGGCAGCAAAGACGTTCGGGGTTGAAAGGGAAACATGGTCTCGTTACGAAACCAACAAGCTCGAAATGGGGCAGGAAGTGTTTCGCCGATTTGTTGAGGCAGGAGCCGATCCTGACTACATCGTTACCGGCCACACACGTGCCGAGTTCGAGAAAATTGACGCCGGACATCTTCCGGCGCATATGCAAAATGGTGCGGCAGGGCGTGAAGCCGCGTTGCTGCGCCACTACCGTTCATTGCCAGAGCCTATGCAAAACATCCTTGAAGACACGGCGGAAAATTTCGCTACGCTGGTCAGGCTCATGTAACGATTTTTCTTATGGAACAGGCCGTTTTGATACGGTCGCAATCCTGTGCATCTGTATGTCCCAGGCGGAACTCCGGCAAGCCTTAAAGTAGATTAAAAGACCAGCAGTAGCCCACGGATCAAGATGAAGGCTCCAACCCAGGAGCCTTCAACGTGTCTTTCCCATACCGCATCCCCGCCGTCGCCCTTGCCGTAAGCGCCGCTGTAGGCTTTGGGGCATACGTCGGTTACGAGGGATATTCCGATACCGCCAAGCCGCCAATAGCGGGCGACGTACCCACCTACGGGTTCGGCACGACCCGCGACGCTGCGGGGAACTTGCTCAAGGGCGGCGAAAAAATCGCACCGCCGCAAGCCGTCAAACTCGCCCTGCGCGACGTAGCCGTTCACGAGGAACGGCTTAAAAAATGCCTGATAGGCATCGATCTCGCCCAGAACGAGTTCGATGCCTACGTGAGCCTCGAACTCAACACCGGAGCCGTCTGCGCCTCCTCGATCCCCGGCAAGCTGCGCGCTGGGGATTACGCCGCCGCCTGTAAAACCATCCTCGACTTCGACGGCTACTGCACGAAGCCAAAAATCCGCAACGCCGCCGGAAAGGCCGTCTGCCCGCCCGGCGCGATGAAAAAGCTCCCCGGCCTCACCAAGCGGCGGCAAGCCGAATACCGCATGTGCCTCGGAGAGCTCTGATGGGCAGCACGGGCAACAACATCTTTTGCGTCGCCACGTTCATTTTCGGCCTCTGTCTTGGCAGCTACGGCGAGCGCCTGAAAACCGCAAGGCTCGAAGCCGCGTGGGCAAAAGAGCAAGCCGTGCTTGCCGTCAACCTAGTCAAAGCCACCGAAGCGCTCCGCGAAAAAGAACAGAAAATCGCCGACAGCATCGGGCTGGCCGGGAAAACTTATCTGGAGAAAAAGGATGAGGCAAAAGCCAAAGGCGACATGGTTGTTGCCGATCTTGTGCGCGGCCATACCCGCCTGCGCAACGAACTTTCAGGGTGCGAAGCAACCCGCGCCGTTGCAACTGCCGAAGGTCGACGCCAGCTTGATGAAGCCGCCCGCATACGAGCAGAGATTGCGGGGGCTGTTGTTCAAGCCGGAGCCGAATGCGACGCCCAGGTAGGCGGGCTGCAAAGCGTGCTTACCCTGGAGCGGGAGATCGTCAATGGACGAAATTGACCGCGCCTGTCAACGCGAACAGGAAGACAGGGATCGTGCCATTGCCGCCGCCCGCGCCCGCACAAATGGCGCTTCCTCGTTCATTTGCGCCGATTGCGGGGAACCCATCCCGCTGGCGCGCCAGCGCGCAGTCCCCGGCGTCACGCGCTGCATCGATTGCCAGTCCCACGCCGAAATCCTCAAAAGGATCGCCGCATCATGATCGTCGAAGTACAACTGTGGCAGATCGTTACCCTGCTCGTATCTTTTTTTGGCTGCGTCGCCGGTTTCTGGAAATTCACCGAGGCCCGCCGCGAAAAGGCAGAAGACCGGCGCTGGAATGATCTCCACCGGTACATGGATTCCCGCTTCAAAGACATCGCCAACACCCAGCGCGATACCCACGAAAAGAGCGACAAACTCGAACGCAGCCTCCTGGAACTCAAGGCAGAACTGCCACAGAAGTACCTCATGCGCGAGGACTACGTGCGCCAGCAGAGCGTTATCGAAACGAAGCTCGACGCACTCGCCCGCCGAATCGAAAGCATCATGCTCAATGGAGCCTTCAAATGACAGAAGCGCATAAATTCCGCCGTGAATTTTCCCGGTGGATCATCCTCCTCGCGCTCAATAATGCCCGCCCAGTCGGTACATCCGACAGGAACATCCTCGCGGTCGTGCGGGCGGAATTCGGTGATTTCACCATCGCCGAACTGCGCCGAGAAATCGACTATCTCAAGGATCGCAAGCTGATCGAAGTCAGACTGCCCATTATTCCCTCCGAACCTTGGCACTGTAGCCTGACCCGCTGCGGCGTCGACATCGTCGAATACACGGTCGAGTGCGGCCCCGGCATTGCCCGCCCTCAGAAATACTGGTAAATGCCATGCCCCAGAAACCCGCCATCGAGGGATTGCCGGAAGAGGTGCGCCGCTGGCTGGAACAAGCCCTCGTCGACCAGAACTTCAGCAACTACAAACTGCTGGAAACCCTGCTATGCGAAAAGGGTTTTGAGATCGGAAAATCATCCATCCACCGCTTTGGGAAGAAGCTCGAAAAGCGACTTTCCGCCATCAAGGCCAGCACGGAAGCTGCGCGCCTGGTCGTGGAGAGCGCGTCCGACGACAAAAACGCCCGCTCTGAAGCGGTCATGGCACTGGTGCAGTCCGAACTCTTCGACACCCTCGTCAATTTGAGCGAATCCGAAGAAGAAACCGACCCTGCCAAGCGCGTTGTCCTGCTCTCAAATGCTGCGCATGCTGTCGCAAATGTTGCCCGCGCCGACATTACCCAGAAAAAATTCCGGCACGAAGTCCAGCAGCGCATCGAAGCCGCTGCCGCCAGCGTCGAGAACATCGCCAGGAAGGGTGGGCTGTCACAGGAGTCCGTCGAGGCGCTGCGGCGCGAAATCCTGGGGATTGCGGCATGACCGCCCCTCCCGTTTTACTCGACTACCAGCAACGGTGGATACAGGATAAATCCCCGCTGAAGGTCATCGAAAAGTCCCGGCGAACCGGCCTCACCTGGGCTGAAGCTGCTGACGACGTCCTGACCGCCGCTGCCAGCGGCGGTCAAAACATCTACTACATCGCGTACAACCAGGACATGACCGTGGAGTACATCCAGGCATGCGCGATGTGGGCGCGCGCCTTCAACCACGCGGCCGATGAGATCGAAGAGGGCTTCTGGGATGCCGACGACGAAGACAAGCACATCAAGACCTTCACTATCCGCTTCCCCGGCTCCAATCACCGGATCGTCGCGCTCACTTCGCGCCCCTCCAATCTGCGCGGGCGTCAAGGCACCATCGTCATCGATGAAGCGGCATTCCATGAGCAACTCGGCGAACTGCTGAAAGCCGCGCTCGCTATGCTCATCTGGGGCGGGCGGGTGCGCGTCATCTCCACCCACAACGGCGTCGACAACCCCTTCAACGAACTGGTCAACGACATCCGCGCGGGCAAGCGCAAAGGCTCTGTCCAGCGCATTGCCTTCAAGGAAGCGATAGAAGCGGGGCTGTACCGGCGCGTCTGTCTACGACAAGGGAAGCCCTGGCAACTCGCGGACGAAACCGCCTGGATGATGGACGTCTACGCCTTCTATGGAGACGGCGCATCCGAAGAACTCGACTGCATCCCCGCCAACTCCGGCGGCGCGTGGCTTTCCCGCGCCCTTATCGAATCGCGCATGTCTGCAGAAACACCTGTCCTGCGCTGGCAGTGCCGGTCAGGCTTTGAACTCCTGCCCGATCACATCCGCGCAGCCGAGTGCCGTGACTGGCTGGAAGAACACCTCGCGCCGTTGCTCGCCGCGCTTCCGCAGGACGCAATCTCTTTTCACGGGGAAGACTTCGGGCGCTCGGGCGACCTCACCGTGCACGTCCCGCTCATCCTGCAAAAGAACCTCACGCGCCGCGTCCCATTCGTGGTCGAACTCCGAAACGTCCCGTTCCGGCAGCAAGAACAGGTTGCCTTCTATCTGCTCGACCGATTGCCGCGTTTCATCGGTGGAGCGTTCGACGCGCGCGGCAACGGCCAGTTTCTTGCTGAAATCGCCATGCAGCGGTACGGCGCAAGCCGCATCCAGCAAGTCATGCTCTCGGAAGGCTGGTATCGGGAACACATGCCGCCGGTGAAGGCCGCGCTGGAAGACGGCACGCTCGACACTCTCCCGCGCGATGCCGACATCCTCGCCGACCTTCGCGCCGTCCAGGTCATCCGGGGCGTCCCGCGCATCCCGGACGCCCGCAACGTCGGTGAAGACAAGGGCAAGCGCCACGGAGACGCCGCCGTTGCGGTCGCGCTGGCGTACTACGCCAGCCGGGAACTCAACAAAGGCTCTGTCACCGTCAAATCCCGCCGCCGCCGCACGGCCTCGGCGATCACACAAGGATTTGCTGGCGCGGTATGGGGGCGGGCATGAAAACCCGTTGCCCCTGCTGCGGCGCATCGTTTTCTCTGGAAGTGCTGATCGCGCATGAAGCCTCTCGGGAAGCGATCAAAAACGTCTTTCTGCTTGGCGGCGAACTTGGCGCGGAGACGATCCGCTACCTCGCGCTTTTCCGCTCTGCCGAGCGCGACATCAGCATGGACAGGCTTGCGCGGCTGCTGGCACAGATCATCCCGGACATGCGCGCTGGCACGATACAGCGCCGTGGCCAAGCCTACGACGTGCCGCCCGCCGCTTGGGTTTGGGCGATGCGTCAGGCGCTTTCCGCCCGCGAATCAGGACGCCTCAAAACCCCGCTCACATCACACGGATGGCTCTATGAAGCCCTCTCCGGTTGGCGCGGCGAGGAATCATCCCTTGTCGCACGGCAAGCGGCACCGGGGCAGCCCGGTAAGGCATTGTCGCAAACCGCTACCGCCGTGGCGGCACTGGAGAGCCGCATCAATGGTCGATAAATGGGTCGAGCGCGAGATGCTGCGGGGCTTGCAGGGCTTGCTTGCCTTACGGCTTTCCGGCGCACCGGCAGCGGACGCCGTCGGCATGACGGCGGACATCTGGCTGGTAGCGATCGGGGACAAGGCGTCGACATGGAAAGAAGGCCTGGACGCAGAGCGCATCCGCCGCGCCTTCGCCACGCTCTTTTCCAGGGTGCGGCAGTGGCCAAGCCCGGCGGAATTTATCGATGCGCTGCCCGCGCGCGTGCCGCAACCGGCGCTCCCAAAACCACCGATCACTGAAGAGCAGCGGGAACAGAACCGCCGCAGATTCAGCGAACTGGTCAACAAGATTTTCAAAAGGATGCCGCAATGAGCAAAAACCTCATCGGGCAAATCGCTACCCGGCGCGTGAGCATCGACTTCCACGCTGCGGGCATGAACCTTCCCAACCCAGACCCTGTGCTGAAGGCTCTCGGCCTAGACATCAAGGTCTATCGCGAGTTGCGATCGGATGCTCATGTCGGCGGATGCGTCCGGCGGCGCAAGGCAGCGGTCAAGGCACTTGAATGGGGCGTCGACCGTGAAAAGGCCAAAAACCGCCATGCACAGGCCATTGAAGACATTTTCAGTGACCTGGACATTTCCCGCATCATCAGCGAGGCGCTCGATGCCGTGCTCTACGGCTACCAGCCGATGGAGGTGGTGTGGGAGAAAGTCGGCAACCTGCTCGTGCCCGTCGACGTCATCGGAAAGCCCGCCAACTGGTTCGTGTTCGACGAAAACAACCAACTCCGCATGCGCACCAAGCATTCCCCGGTCACAGGCGAAGAACTCCCCCCCATGAAGTTCCTGCTGCCCCGGCAGGATGCTACTTACGACAACCCGTATGGTTTCCCGGACCTTTCAATGTGTTTCTGGCCAACTACCTTCAAAAAGGGCGGGCTGAAATTCTGGGTGGCTTTTACCGAAAAGTACGGGAACCCCTGGGTCATCGGCAAGCACCCGCGCGCTGCAAACGACAAAGAGACAAACGACCTGCTCGACAGCCTCGAACAGATGGTGCAGGACGCCGTCGCCGCCATCCCAGACGACGCCTCCATCGAGATCATCAGCGCCGCCGACAAAACCGGCAGCGCGGAAGTCTTCGAGCGGCTGCTGCGATTTTGCCGTTCAGAGGTTTCCATCGCGTTGCTCGGGCAAAACCAGACGACCGAAGCGGAAGCCAACCGCGCCAGCGCCGTCGCAGGGCTGGAAGTGGGGCGCGACATCCGCGATGGCGACAGCGCCATCATCATCGATATGTTCAACCAGCTTATCCGTTGGACGTGCGAACTCAACTTCGGCGACATCGACCGCCCCATCTTCGATTTGTGGGAACCCGAAGAAATCGACAAGCTCCAGGCCGAGCGGGACGAAATCCTCACTCGTGCCGGGGCGCGTTTCAGCCGCGAATACTTCGCCCGCTCCTATGGACTGCAAGAGGGCGACCTGCTGGAGTCCGCGCCCGACCCCGAGCCTGATCAGGCGGGTGCTGCCTTTGCCGAAAAGGACGCTGGCCAGGATGCCGTCGACCGCTTGATCGAAGAGGAATCCGCCCACTGGCAGCCCCTCATCGACCCGCTGATCGCGCCGCTGGAGGCCGCGTTTGCCGAGGCTGCGGCCAAGGGCGAGACTGCGGGTGACTTCATTGATCGGCTGCCCGCCTTGCTGGGGCAAATGGATACAGACGCCCTCCAGGACGCCCTCACGCGCTTCTGTTTTGCTGCACGGCTGGCTGGCCGCGCCGGTGTCGAGCTGGAATAAGCCGTGCCCTGGCAGCCCTCCGCCGCTGAAGCCTTCGCCAGCCTTTTCCGGCTCCCCCCGGAAAAGGCGCTCGCCTACCTCGCGGGGCGCAAAAAGATCACCCCCACCTACAACTGGCAAGACCTCTGGCACGATGAGCACGGGCGGCAATTCACCGTTAGCCGCCTGACCCGGCTCGACATCCTCAAGTCTTTGCAGGAAGGCATCACCGCCTCGGTCAATGGCGACCTCTCCCGCCGGGACTGGCTCAAGGCCACGAAGGACTACCTGCAATCTGAGGGCTGGTGGGGCAAAAAGGAAATGGTCGACCCCGCGACTGGCGAGACCGTCTCCACCACCTTCAACGCTTCGCGCCTGAAACTCATCTTCGACACCAATACCCGCCAGGCCTACGCCGCCGGGCGCTGGCAGGGCATCGAGGAAGCCAAGGCCACGCACCCTTATATACGCTACATCACCAAGCGCGATGAGCGTGTGCGCGATGCGCATGCCGCCTGGGACGGCCTCGCGCTGCCCGTCGACGATCCCTTCTGGGACACGCACACGCCGCCTTGCGGCTTCCGCTGCCGTTGCCGCATTACCACGATGACGCAGGAGGCTTACGAGGCCAAAAAGGCCGAAGGCAGCATCAAGACCGTTGCCCCGCCTGGGCGGGAAACCGACTTCATCAACAAGCGTACCGGCGAAGTCAGCCGCGTCCCGGAGGGCGTGAACCCCGCCTTTGCCTACAACCCCGGCAAGGCAGCCATGCGGGACGCTAACCAGGCGCAGTTCGTTGGCAGCAAGGTTGCTGCCGCTCCGGCAGCCCTGGGCGCAGTGTTCGCGGAGCAAGAAAAAGACGCTGTGCGGAAGCTGGATGCCGCCTTCACGCAGTGGGTCGACAGTGTGCGCAAGGGTGGTGTCACGCGCAACGCGACCGCCATGCTGGGCGCAATGACGCCCAAGGAACTCGCCGCCTATGTGCTTGAAACCGGCGTCACACCTGAAAGCGCTGCGATCCTCTTTGAAGACAGGCTGATTGTCGGCAAGAAAGCGGCAAGGCATCTGGCTGCCGGGAACGCCCTGACAGACGCAGAACTGAAATCAATCCCCGCCCTGCTGCGCAGCGCGGACAAACAGGCATACCTGCAACTTGAAAATGGGAACGTGATCTACCTGCTCCCGTCTGGCGACAAGTCGATGAAGCTGGCGGTGCAAGTGGATTTTGTTGTCAAGGGCGGCAAGCTGAAAGTAAACATGGTGCGATCCGCGTTCAAGATCGATCCATCCAAGGTAACAGATGCGCCCAAGCTATACCGGAGGTTAGGGTGACAGCAGGGTGGCCGGACGTCCCACCATCTAGGAAAGAGCCAAGGCTCAAGCCTATGAACGGACTCCGAAAATTTCCGTTCGTCTGCCGTCTTGTCCCTTCTATCAGTATAGGCCAAATACGCCCATGATCCACATCGAAGCCGACTCCAGCCACATCGCCCTGGCGCTCAAGCAACTCCAGGCTGCCGCTGCCGACCTTGCCCCGGCGATGGCCGACATCGCCGCAACCCTCTGGGAGCGCGTCGGCGAACGCTTCGAGGCCCAGAGCGATCCGCTCGGCAAAGCCTGGGAGCCGCACGCGCCCGCAACGCTGAAGAGCTACCCGAAAGACGGCAACCGCCGCATCCTCGACCGCCACGGCACGATGCTCGACTCGCTCGACCGGCGCGCGGATGCCACCAGCGCGATGGTCGGCTTCGGGCAGCCTTACGCCGCCTACCATGAATACGGAACCAACAAGATGCCACGTCGCGGCTTGCTCTTCGCCGACCCGGAAGCGCGGCAACTCGCGCCGGAAGACGAGCAGCTCGTGATCGAGAAGATCAGCAAACACCTGCAAGGAGCCATCGGATGACATGAAAAACCCCGTCGTTTCACTAATTGCAAAACATTTTCACAGGTCGTAATCTCACTACCGCTGTCGCAAACAACGACAACGCGGGCGTCGCAGCCCACCACTACAGGCGCAATCAGCCGCGCCAGTTTTACGAAACGCGGCTTTTTTGTGCAACGCACGGCTTCCTACGGGCGAGCCGTGCGGGAGGGCGCAAGCCCTGCCGGAACCTGTAGCCGGTCTGCGAACCCGCACGGCTTCGCCCACCCCGTTTCGCAGCGGGAGCGCGGAAAAAAACAACCACTACTACAGGAGGCCAATCGTGGCCGACACCCAACTCATCCGCCAAAACGGCAACCGGCTGTACGTCACCTCGCTCGACCTCTCCAATCGGTTTGAGCAGCCGCACAAGGATGTGCTGCGGGACATCGAGAGCCTTGATTGCTCGGAGAGGTTCCGGCGGCGAAACTTCGCGCTCACCCAGTACCATAAATACAGCCCGACCGACGGGCAGGTTGCCATGCCCATGTACGAGATTACCCGCGACGGCTTCGCCATCCTGTGCATGTGCTTCACGGGCGCTGCGGCAGCGCGGTGGAGAGAGCGTTACATCGAAGCGTACAGCCGGGCGGAACGGGCGCTGTTCTTGAATTACATCGCATCGCAGACCGCCGCGCCATAAAACGGCCGTAGCGCCGTTTTCGGCGCAACTGGCATCCATGCCCGCCTGCGCCCGCGTTTTCCGCCCGTAAATTTGTATAAACCGCTTCTGACGCGGTTTCCCCATCTGTTTTCCATCTGCGCCCGCAAGAGGCGCGATGCCCCTCCCTACACGTCTTAAAGTTGTTTAATAGAACCCGACTCACGGGCGGCGCACCATCGTGACCATGATGAAGCCGCTCCATATCTTCCGTGCTGGCCTACAGACGCCCCTCGCTGGCGAGCCAATCCTGTTCTCCGAAGCCGACATCATCGGCTGCGTCGAGGCTTACGACCCTGCTGCGCACGAAGCCCCCATTGTGGTCGGCCACCCGAAAATCAATGCACCGGCCTACGGCTGGGTGAAGTCGCTCACCGCTGCGGGGGGCGACCTCATCGCCGAGCCGCATCAGGTCGACCCCGCCTTCGCCGAACTGGTGGCGGCAGGGCGCTATAAAAAAATCTCCGCGTCTTTCTACGCGCCCGACTCCCCGGCAAATCCAAAACCCGGCAGCTACTACCTGCGCCACGTCGGCTTCCTTGGCGCACAGCCGCCCGCCGTCAAGGGGCTGCGCGAGCCGCAGTTTGCCGACGGCGAAGAGGGAGTCGTCGAAATCGAATTTAACGAGCCTGAAATTGCCCCTGAACCGAATGTGCCGACGTCGGCACATTTGACCGAACCGGAGACCACCGTGACCCCTGAAGAACTTGCTGCACTACAAGCCGAAAACGCCCAACTGAAACAGCAGAATCAAGTGCTGCAAGAGGAGCGCCAGCGCGAAGCCGCCGAGCGGCGGCATGCCGGGAACGCCAGCTTTGCCGAAGGCTTGATCGCCCAGGGGCGGCTTGCGCCCAAGGACAGGCCGCTGGTGGAAAGCCTGCTGGATGCCTTGGGCAGCACTCCCGTCGAATTCGGCGAAGGAGAGCAGAAGCAGGACATAGGCGCGGCCTTCAAAGCCTTCTTGAGCAGCCGCGACCCGATCGTCAGTTTTGGCGAACACGCCACCAAGAACAAAGCCACGGGCGGCGTCTCGGATGCCTCGATCCGGGAGTTTGCGGAAAAGAACGTCGACCCCGACCGGCTTGCCCTGCATGCCCGCGCTCGCGCCTTGGCGTCGGAGAAACACATCCCCTACGGGGAGGCCATCCGGCAAGCCATTGCCGCCGCCCAATAACCACCCAGGAGCATAAGAATGTCTGACCGTCTCAAGCAACTCCGCGTCGTCGATCCCGTCCTGACCGAGATCGCGCGCGGCTACCACAACGCCGCGTTCATCAGCGAAGCCCTTTTTCCCGTCGTCCCCGTTGACAAGGAAGGCGTCATCGTCCCGCTGTTCGGCAAAGAGGCCTTCCGCCTCTGGGATACTGAGCGCGCCATCCGTGCCGCCTCCAATGTGATGACGCCAGACGACATCAATAACTTGGACGTGGTGCTGCGCGAGCATGACCTCGCCTACCCGTGCGACTACCGGGAAGAAAATGAGTCGATGTTTGACATCGAGTCCCGCGCCGCCATCCGCGTGAAGGACTCCATCGACCTGAAGCGCGAGTGGGGTGCCGCGCAGCTTGCACAGAACCCGGACAATTACCTGTCTGGCGCAAAAGTCGCGCTGGCCGGTTCGGATAGCTGGAAGAACGGCGGCGGCGACCCCGTCGGCGTGGTGGAGGAAGCCAAGGAAGTCCTCCGCAGCCGCATCGGGGTGCGCCCAAACACCGTCGTCATGGGCGCGGCCACCTACGCAGCGCTTAAGTTTCACCCGAAACTGCAAGAAGCCCTTGGCGGGAACGAAAGGAAGCTCATCACCCTGGAGCACCTGCGGTTCCTCTTCGGGATCGACAGCATCCACATCGGCGAGGCGCTCGCCGGGGACACCGCGACCGGCGACATCTGGGGCGACAACCTCATCCTCGCCTATGTTGCCCGCTCCGGAGCCGGACGCAGTGCGAGCTACGACGAGCCATCGTTCGGCTACACCCTGCGCCGCAAGGGCATGCCAGAGACCGACCGCTATGACAGCGAGGGCGGTAAGGTGCGCTACGTCCGCCACACCGACATCTATAAAGCCGTCATCGTCGGCGCGGATGCTGGGTATCTGGTCTCTGGAGTTGCGTCATGAGCCGCTATGTCGTTTCCGGTTTGGAATTCCGGATGGGCGGCAAACGGTATGCCGATGGCGCTGAGATCGAGTTGCCCGACGCTGATGCGAAGAAATTCAGCCGCTGGCTCAAGCCTGTTGGAACGCTTGTCTCCGCGTCTGGAGCCGGACAGAAACCCGCTCCTGCCACCAAAAACACTGCTGCCAAGGAACCCAAGCAATGAAGCCGCAACACCCAATCCTGACCATCACCAAGACGCTGGACGCCGACATCCCCGCCCGCCGCTTCGTCGGTTTCGACGGCAAACGAGCAACGGGCGAAGCCAAAGCCCTCGGCGTACTCGAGGCAGAATCCGAAGCTGGGGCTCCCGCACCCATCAACGTGATTGGCGTCATGCTTGTGGAGTCTGGTGGAGCCGTCGCCCAGGGCGCGGAAATCAACAGCGACGGAGAAGGCCGCGCGGTTGAGAGCGCTGAAGGCGTCTGCAACGGCTATGCCGTCGACGAAGCGGGCGGCGCGGGCGAACTCATCCGGATCATCCGGGGAATCTGATGCCCTACTGCACGCTGGCCGACCTTCAACTCGCCATCCCTGCCCAGACGCTCGTCTGGCTCTCGGATGACGATGCGACCGCCACGGACATCAATTTGCCCGTGGTGGAAGAGGCCATCCGGCAAGCGGTCGAACTCGTCGACGGCTATCTGCGCGGGCGCTACAACCTGCCGCTTGATCCCGTGCCGAGCATCATCAAGGACATGACGGTCAACCTCGCACGGCATTGGCTCTACGCCCGCCGCCCGGAAGGCAACGATCTGCCCGAGGCGGTGACGCGCACCTGGAAGGCCGCGATCCAGACGCTGGAGGCCATCCGCGACAACCGGATCACCCTGGGCGTCCCGTCTGGAGCGTCCGCCCCGGAGCCCGGCGAGATCAAGGTGCGCGCCCGCCCGCAACGCTTCGGCAACAACGTGCTGGACAGGTACTGACATGGCTACCACGCTCGAAATCATCGAGGCCGTTATCGCGCGGCTGAAGGAAAAGCTCCCGGCGCTTGCCGTCGAGTATTTCCCGGAAAAACCACGCGACTACCGGCTCAACCACCCTGGTGGCGCATTGCTCGTGAGCTACGCGGGCAGCCGCTACAGCGCGCCTGTGACGACCACCTACGTGATGCAGCCGCGCGAGCTGCGCGTGACGGTCACGGTGGTGATGCGCCAGCTCAACGGGCGCGGCGGCGCGGTCGATGCCGTGGATGCCGTGCGCCTGACGCTGCTCGGACACCGCTTACCGGACTGCAAGCCGCTACGCGCCGTTGCTGATACCTACCTGGGCGAAGCCGCTGGCCTCTGGCAATACGCGGTGGACTTCGCCGTCGAATCCGTCGCTCTCGAAGATGTCGACGCCCCGGCGGGTCCAGCCTTTACCGGAATCGAACTGGAAGAAACGAAATGAACTATCTCTACATCGGCCCCATGGGCGGCGTCACGCTCAAAGCGGACGGCAGCACATGTGAAGTGCTGCTTGTCCCCGGTAAGGCGGTCGATCTGCCTGAAAACCACGAATACACCAGCATGCTGCTGGCGCGAGGGCTTCTCAAGCCCATTGCTCCTGCGAAGGCGGCTGGCATCAAGAAAACCACAAAAGGAGCCTGAACAATGGCTGCAAACTATTTGCACGGCGTGGAAACCATCGAAGTCGAACGCGGCCCGCGCCCCGTCAAAGCGGTCAAGTCGGCAGTCATTGCCCTGATCGGTACGGCTCCGAGCGGCCCCGCGAACAAGCCAACGCTGTGGCTCTCCGAAAAGGACAGCGCAACCTGGGGGCCGAAACTCTCTGGCTATACCATCCCGCAGGCGCTCGACATCATCGCCGGTTATGGCGCGGCCACCGTCATCGTTATCAACGTGTGCGACCCGGCCATTCACAAATCGGCAGTGGCCGACGAGGCGTTGCGCCTCGGTGCCGTCACCGACCGTGGGCGGCTTGCCTTTGGGTCAGTCAGTAACTTGGTCATTCAGAGCACGGACGGAGCGACCACCTATCAGGCCGTCACGGACTACACGGCGGACTTGGCCAGCGGCATCCTCACCCGTGTGCCTGACGGAAACATCCCTGCGGGCGCAACGCTCAACGCGAGCTACGACCACACCGACCCGAGCCTGGTCACGGCCTCCGACATCCTCGGCACGGTCAACGCCGCCGGACAGCGCACGGGGATGAAGGCGCTCAAGGACACCTACAACCAATTTGGTTTCTTCGCCAAAATCCTCATCGCCCCTGCCTTTGGCTCGCTGACATCCGTCTCCACGGCGCTGATCGGCCTGGCCGATGAACTGGGGGGCGTTTCCTACATCGACGCGCCCATCGGAACATCGTTTGCACAGGCGCTCGCAGGTCGCGGCCCGAACGGCACGATCAATTTCAATACATCCAGCGAGAGGGTGCGGCTATGCTACCCGCATATGGTTGGCTACGACCCCGCAAGCAACACAGAGCGGTTGGTTCCTCTCTCCATCCACGCGGCGGCGCTGCGCGCCAAGGTCGACCTTGACAAAGGTTTCTGGTTGTCGAGTTCCAACCAGGAACTCGTTGGCGTGATCGGCGTTGAGCGGCAGCTTTCCGCCATGATCGATGACCCGCAGTCTGAGGTGAACCTGTTGAACGAACAGGGCATCACCACCGTGTTTTCCAGCTACGGCACGGGCTACCGGCTCTGGGGCAACCGCACGGCGGCGTGGCCAACCATCACTCACATGAAGAACTTTGAGAACGTTCGCCGCACCGGCGACATGATCAACGAGTCGCTCCGGTACTTCAGCCTCCAGTTCGTCGACATGCCGCTCGACCAGGCCCTCATCGATGCCTTGCTGGAATCTGTCAACGCCTACGGGAGAAAGTTGATCGGCGATGGGGCGCTGCTGGGTTTCAAGGCGTGGTTCGACCCGGAACGAAACGAGGAAACCGAACTCGCGGCGGGGCACTTGCTCATCAGTTACAAATACAACCCGCCCACGCCGATGGAACGGCTCACATACGAGACCGAGATCACCTCGGAATACCTGCTGACCTTGAAGGGGAACAACTGAGATGCCCGGAAAAATTCAAATCAACCGCATCGTCAACGCCAACGTCTACGCCAACGGCAACTCGTTACTGGGCCGTGCCGAGGAGATCAAGCTCCCGGACATCACGGCAACGATGACCGAGCACAAGGCTCTCGGCATGGTGGGCAAGATCGAATTGCCCTCCGGCTTCGATAAGCTCGAAGGCGAAATCAAGTGGAATTCCCTCTACGACGATTCTGCCGCGATCATGGCAAACCCCTTCAAGGCCGTGCAGCTCCAGTGCCGCTCGAACATCGAGACCTATGGCGCGCAAGGGCGCGTCGAGGAAAAGTCCCTGGTCACTTACCTGACGGTGATGTTCAAGAAAAACCCTCTCGGCACGTTCAAGCAGCATGAAAACGCCGACTTCCAGGCGGGCTTCTCCTGCACCTACGTCAAGCAGGTGATTGATGGGAAAGAAGTGCTGGAACTGGACGTGCTCGCCAACATTTTCCGCGTTGGCGGCGAAGACATGCTCGCCACGTACCGCCGGAACATCGGCGGCTAACCGGACTCATCGAGAGCGTGACACGCGCGGCGTCGGCTCAAGCTGTGCCGCGCCGCCCTCCAGCCAGCGGTGAGGGCGACGCAAAACAACACTGGCAGCCAGCCAGCAACGATCACCTCCCCGTTGCGGGGCTGGCTCCCTTCGGGGACTTTTTCAGTCCAATTTCAGGAAAAAACATGGAAAAACTCGACCTGCTTTACCCATTCACCCCTGCTGGCGGGAAAGAAATCACCAGTCTCCCGGTGCGCCGCCCAAAAGTAAGAGACATCAAGGCTTCCAAGCGCTTCGGCAGCAGCGCAGAAGACCAGGAAATCGGCCTCTTTTCCGTCCTCTGTGGGCTGACCGCCGAAGACATCGAGGAAATGGATGCGGCCGACTACGGTGCGCTTCAAGACTCCTTTCGCGCCATGGTTAATCAGCGAAAAAAACCTGTGGCCGATGATGGGGCTGCTGGCGAGGTGGTTCGGCTTCCAGCCCAGTGAGATCGATGCGTTTGATGTCGATGATTTGCGCAAATGGTGCGAACAGGCCCAGGAACAGATCGAGCATGAGAAGAACGGCACAGCAGGCGGGTAGATAAATGGCAGAGCTTGGGTTAAGCGTCGTCATTGGTGCAGCAGCCGGGGGGGCGTTCGCAGCGCTCGACAAACTGCGCGAGCGATTCGGACGCATCGGTAAGCCGCTGGATGCGCTCGAATCCAAGAATAAAGCCCTTGGCGCAACCATCCAGAGACAGGCTGGCACACTCGCTCCGCAGGCGCTCGGTCGCACGGCGCGCGGCTACGAAGAGGTTGGTTCGGCTATCGACAAAGTGAAAGCCAAGCAGTCATCCCTGCTTGCGAAATGGGTCGGGCCAGCGGCAATTGGCGCTTCGATTGGGAAGTCAATCCATTCGGCGATCAACTACGAAGACACCATCTCCGACATCGGCATTGCAGCCGAACTCTCGGACGCGCAAGCCGAAAAGCTCGGGGCCGTCGCCCGCGAAGCTGCCCAGAAAACCCACCAGGGGCGCAATGAAATGCTTGCCGCCATGAAGACGCTTGCCACAGGCGGCCTGGGCGAGCGGGCTGGCGAGTTTGCGGAAATCCTCGGCAAAACCGCCACCAGCCAGCGCGTGGACATGGCGGAGCTGTCCAACGTGCTGGTTGTCCTGCATGAGACGCTGGGCATCGAGACCACCGATGGCATCAAGGAAGCCTTTGGGCGCATGGCCAAGGGCGGAAAGGGCTTGGTCGATATGGGCAGCATCATCAAAGTCATGCCGGATTTGGCGGGGGCTTTGAAGCAAAGAGGCGTCACCGGGCAGGATGCCGTGGGCGAAGTCGTGGCGGCGCTGGAAGCGAGCAGAAAATCCTTCGGCTCTACCGACAAAGCCGTCGTGGCGATGAACGCCTGGATCAAGAACATGGGCACCCCGGCGATCATCAAAGCCTACGCGGATGCGGGCGTTGACTACGAAGCCTCCATGAAGGCAATGGCTTCAAAGGGCATGAACGCCTATCAGGCTTCCGTCGAACTGGCTCAAGCGCTGTTGGCGAAGAAGGGTTCACAGTTCGCCGATCAGTGGAAGAAGGCCGAAGGCGACAACAACGAAGAAGCCCAGATGGCGCTCATGGAAGCCTTCGGCCTACGGGACATCTTCGCCAGCCCACAGGCCGTGAGCCACATGATGGCGATGCGCCAAAACATCGATGAGTACAAGAAGCTTAAAAACTCTCTTGGCGGTGCAGAAGCACAAGGCACGATAGATGCGGATTTCGCGCGGCGCAGCAAAACCGCGTCCGCGCAATTCGCGCAGTTCAAGAACACAATGGGCGATCTGGGCGTAACCATCGGTTCGGCGCTGCTGCCCTCGATCAACAGCCTGATGGGTAGCCTCGTTCCCGTGGTCTCATCCTTCGCATCCTGGGCGGAAAAAAATCCGGAACTGATTGCCAACGTCATTAAACTAGGCGTGGGACTGTTAGCCGCTCAAAAAGGTTTTTCACTGTTTGGCGGCAAGGGCTCGGTGATCGTCAAGGATTTGGGCTTGCTCACGCGCGGCTTTGGAATCGCCCGCACTGCCGTCGTGTTTCTCAGCCGCGCGTTATTGATGAACCCAATAGGTATCGCAGTCACTCTCATTGCTGGTGCGGCCTATCTGATTTACAAAAATTGGGAGCCGATTAAAAAATTCTTTGGCGGGATATGGGAAAAAGTCAAAGCGACGTTTTCAGGAGGGATCGGCAGCGTCTGCAAGGCTATCCTGAACTGGAGCCCGATCGGGCTGTTCTACAAAGCGTTTGCGTCAGTGTTGGGCTGGTTTGGGGTCGATTTGCCAAAAAACTTCACTGAATTTGGGGCCAATCTGATAGGCGGCCTGGTTGATGGCATTAAAGCGAAATTTACGGCAGCAAAGGATGCCATTGTCGGTTTTGGAAAAAGCATCAAGGGCTGGTTCACAGACACGCTCGGCATCTCCTCGCCCTCGAAAGTATTTGCGGGCTTCGGCGACAACATCGCCCAGGGTGCAGCCATCGGCATCGACCGGTCTGGCGACCTTGCCTCACGCGCATCCGGGAACATGGCTCGCGATGCTGCCGCCGCTGCCGCAGGCCGTAGGCTGGCGGGCGCGGCAGGGCGCGACGCATCACAAGGATGCGGCGGCGTGAACGTGACATTTTCACCAACCATCACCCTCACGAGCGGCGGCGCAGGCGTGAAAGAACAAGTCTCGGAAGCCATTAAACTCTCGCTTCGTGAACTCGAACAAATGATGGCGCGCGTCGCCGCACGTCAAGCCCGGACGGCCTACTGACATGTATGCGATCCTCGGCGACATCCAGTTCGATCTCATTTACTTCGACGGGTTTGATTCCAAGTTTGCGGCAAACTACGCCGAACACGCGATGATTGCGGGCAAGCCCCGGCTGCAATTCACGGGGCTGGCGCTCGATGAAATCGCCATCACGCTCGCCTTTCATCACCTGTTCTGCGACCCAGAGGTCGAGTTCGCCAAACTAAAAGAGGCACTGGCCAATCATCAGGCAATGGCGCTGGTGCTCGGCAACGGGGACTACAAGGGCTGGTTTGTCCTGGCAGATGTTAATTCGACAGCGCAACAAACCGACGCGACCGGCACGATCACCGCGCTGGAAGCCAGCATCAGCTTGCGCGAATACGTGGGCGACACGGCAAACCCTTTGCCGCCGCCCGCCGTGCAGCCGGAAAATCCGCCAGTGCAAGCCGTTGCTGAACCCGCGCCAATGCCGCCAGTGACTCAGGCGCAATCCACCCTGCAAGGTGCGCCGAGTTTTTTGGACAACATCGGATCAGCGGTAAGTCTCGCTGTGCAGGCGCGCAGCGCATTGAGTCTGGCATCTGACATGCTCAACACAGTGCAGCGGCTTGCCAGCAACCCGCTTGCCGCGCTGGATCGTGTGCCAGGGCTGCTCGGCAGCCTGAATGACGCACTCGGGTCATTGGAGAATCTGCCCGCCAGCCTCTCGCGCATCCGCGATCAACTGCCGATGGCTGCCGATGTGCTCCGGGCCGGGAATACCGCGCTCTTTGACGTGCAGGGCGCAGTAGGCATGCTCAGTAATGCCTCGGCCTCGAACGTGGCGGGCAAAATTTCAGTCGCCTCCGGCCTGCTCGGCTCGGCTGGCGACGCCATGACCACGGTTTCATCCGGTGTAGGCAAAGCTGCCGCCAAGCTCGTGACAAGGAGCGCATGATGTACTTGACACACGTCACTACCGATGGCGAGCGCTGGGATCAACTCGCGCAACGGTATTACGGCGATGCCTTGTTGTACGAGACCATCATTGCTGCCAACCCGAACGTGCCGATCAGCACAACATTGCGCGGCGGGCTGCGGCTTGTCATCCCCATCATCGAACGCGCTGATCTCTACGAGGAGGCCCCGCCGTGGCTGAAGTGACAGGCGCATCGAGCACGCCTGACGGTATCGCGGCAGTCCCGCGTCCCGCGTTCAGGCTCATCTACGGCCAAAAGAACATTACAAATGATCTGATGCCTTACGTCATCTCGGTCACTTACTCGGATTACCTGACAGGACAATCAGATGAGATCGAGGTAGAGCTTGAGGATACGGACGGGCGCTGGATCGGCTCTTGGTATCCGGGCAAGGGCGACGCGCTCACGCTCAAGGTGGGCTACGACAATGAACCGTTGCTCGCCTGTGGGACGTTCGAGATCGACGAGGTCGAGTTTTCCGACTCACCGTCCACCGTCTCCATCCGTGGTTTGGGAAGCTGGCCAGGAAAGCCAGTGCGCACCCGAAACAGCATGGGTTTCGAGAAAACCACGCTGGCAGCCATCGCGCAGCATGTCGCCAAGCGAAACGGTTTTACACTGACTGGAAAAATCCGCCACATCCCCATTGACCGCGCCACGCAATACGGCGAAAACGACGTGGCTTTTTTGAGCAAACTTGCCGATGAATATGGCTATGCCTTTAAGGTATCAGGCAAGCGGCTCGTTTTTACTGAAGTCGCGGCGCTGTTGGCAAGCGACCCGGCGAAGTATTTTGTCCCACAAGACCTGACGAACATCCGCATCACGGACAAGATTAACTTTGTCTACAAGGACGCCGAGGTCAAGCATCACGACCCAAAAAAGAAGTCGCTCGTGGTTGTCGGCGTAAAGGCAGATGGACAGATCGGTGAGGTCGGCAAAAGCACTAGCAGTGACACACTCAAAACAACGGCGCGCGCCAGCGATAAGGCCACCGCGCAGATCAAGGGCGAGTCCAAGCTGAAAAAAGCCAACCTGGAGCAAACCACAGGCACGATTACCGTACCCGGCAGCCCATCGTTGGTGGCGGGGCTGATGATCGGCATTGATGGCTTTGGCAGGCTGGACGGCAAATACTTAGTGCAGTCTGCCCGCCACAGGCTCGATCGCTCAAGTGGCTACACGACCGAGCTTGAGATTGCCCGCGAAATGCCCGTCCCCCGTGGGCAAACCGTCAAGTCCGCATCAAGCGCGAAGAAGAAATCCGCCGCCCCCGGCAAGTTACAGGTCTACGGCATCCAGTCCGACGGGCAGGTCGGCGCGGTGGGTACGACGAACTCCAAAAGGTAAACTGATATGCCATTAAACAAAACCCTCTCTGAAACTTGCGCTTGTTTGATGTTTGGCACGGTTTCCGCCATCGACGAAAAGACCTGCCGTGTGCGGGTACGGATTGGCAGCCTCGACAACTTGCGCACTGCGATGCTGCCGGTGTTGCAGCAAAAAACCCTTAAAGACAAACACTACTGCTTGCCTGACATCGGCGAGCACGTCGCTGTGCTGCTCGATCCGAACGGTGAAGACGGCGTGGTGTTAGGGGCGATTTTTTCCGATGCAGACATGCCGCCAGTGGCCAGCGGCGATAAGTTTCACCGCGTCTTTTCCGATGGTGCTGAGTTTGAGTATGACCGCGCAAGCCATGCCCTGAACGTGAAGGGCGGCATCGTCACCATCAATGTCGATGCCGTGGCGACGGTTACGGTCAAGGCGGGGGAGAAAGTGACTGTCGATGCCCCAGAGACCACGTTCACCGGCAACGTCCTGGTGGAAGGCAGTATTACCTATATACAGGGCTTGACGGGTTATGGCGGTGGAGGCGGCGGGGCATCCGCCATGATTTACGGCACGGTGCAAACAACGGTTGATGTCATTGCCAGCAACATCTCGCTTGTTGGCCACAAACACGGCGGTGTGCAGTCAGGGGGCAGTCAAACCGGCCAGCCTGTCGGGTAATGTCTTAAAGCCCTTTACTATTGTTGGCGCAATGGGGGTGCGAGCATCCCCCGTATGGCAAACCTTCAAGACATCCGCGCAGTTCATTGGCAGCCTGCCCTGGGCAGTTTCGGCGTTGTCGAAACGTTGGATGACATTGACCAGGCGATCCGCGTCATCCTCGCCACGCCGAAGGGCAGTAACCCGCACCGCCCGGACTTTGGCTCAAACGTCTGGAAATACATCGACCATCCTGTCGATCAGGCCATCCCGCATGTGGTACGGGAAACGGTTGAGGCCATCAAGAAATGGGAGCCGCGCTGCGCCCTTGTGCGCGTGGAGCCATTCATCGATGGGTCACATGTCGCCGTGCGCGTGGTTTGGAAGGTTTCCCCAGGCATCGAACGAGAAACGAAGGTAAGCCTATGGCGGCAATGACCTCCCTTCCTGATCCCGATTTCATCCAGCGTGACCCGCAGGCGATCACGGCGGAAATCATCGCGCAGTACGAGAAACTGTCCGGCAAAACACTCTATCCGGCCCAGATCGACCGGCTGCTGGTCGACGTCATTGCCTACCGCGAAACCTTGGTGCGCGTTGCTATTCAGGAAACCGCGAAGCAGTGCCTCGCACGTTTCGCAGTTTTTCCGATGCTTGATTACCTCGGTGAGGGCGTGGGCGTCACACGGCTGCCAGCGCAACCAGCTCGCACAGTACTGCGGTTTTCGGTAGAGGCCGCGCAGGTGTCTCCGCTGCTTGTTCACGCCGGAATGCGGGTGGATTCCGGAGACGGCGCGGTGCGCTTCGAGACTGACATCGATGCCATCCTGCCTGTTGGACAAACCAACATCGATGTGCCTGCCACCTGTGACACGGCTGGCGCAATCGGCAACGGTTGGGGGCTTGGGCAGATCAATAACCTGGTTGATACCCTGACTGATGCCGATATTGAGGCTGTAAACATCACGATCCCATCCGGCGGCGCGGACGCCGAGTCGGATGACAGGCTGCGCGAACGCATCATGCTCGCGCCAGAAACATTAACCACCGCTGGAAGTGAAGACGCCTACATTGCGCGGGTGAAGGCTGTTCATCAAAGCATCCGCGACGTAGCTATCCTGTCGCCAAGCGGAGGGGTGGTCGATATCTATCCGCTGCTCGATACAGGTCTGCCAGGATCAGACATGCTGGCACTGATTGACGCGAAAATTACGGGTAAGCGCGCCCGCCCGTTCACTGACCATGTATTTGTCAAAACTCCTGAGTTGGTCGATTATAAAATCAGCGCGCAGATCACCCTCTATAAGACCGCCGACGTCGCCAGCACACTGGATGCAGCGCGGGCAGCGGCACAAGCATTTGCGGATAATCGCGCCGCCAGTCTTGGGCGCGACATCGTTCCCGCGCAGGTGGAGACCGCCATCATGGTGGCGGGCGTCTACGACATTGAGCTTACAGCACCTGAAAAAATCATCGTTGCCAGACACCAATGGGCGCGCTGTACTGCCGTCAATATAGAGATTGCCGGGGTAGCAGATGCCTGATCCGCTGCTTATCCCGCCGCTGGCCAGGGATGCGCGCTGTCAAGTCATCGCCGAACTTGCCGCGCGGGTAGGTCACATCGATCTATCGCCGCTGCTCGTGTATCTGATCGACTCGGTTGATGCGTCAGTTCTGCCTTATCTGGCCGAGCAGTGGAGCGTGCTCGATGAGGGCTGGCAATACGCCGACACCGACGCTGATAAACGCCGGTTGCTGCACAGGGCAATCGACATGCACCGCTACAAGGGAACACGCTGGGCGGTCGAAAATGCGCTCGATGTGCTGAGGCTTGGATGCGATGTCCAAGAGTGGTTCGAGTATGGCGGCGAGCCTTACCACTTCCGCGTCGACCTCGTCAGCAACCAAGGTGTCCCGGAAGATTTCTACGGGCAAGGCATCGATCGCGCGGTTGAACTGATCACCAAAGCAAAAAATGTCCGCTCGCATCTGGATGCGATCCGAATCGTGCTCGCCATCGTCAGCCCTGTGCCGAGCATCGGAGCGGCACTGATCGGGGGCGAAATTTGCACCATCCTGCCGTTTGTGCAGACCGATATTGAGCAGTTTGACCGTGTTCCCAAGATCGGCACCGGCATCCAGTCCCTTGAAATAATCACCGTCTATCCAGTATAGGAGCCGTTCATGGCACAGGACTTTTTCAGCATCGTAACCGTTCGGGGCCATCAGAAACGAGCCGCAGCACTGGCTGGCGGCCCCCCCGTGCAACTCACCCACATGGCCGTTGGGGACGGCCGGAACGGTGCGTATTACAGCCCGACGAATACGCAAGTTGCGCTCGAAAATGAGGTCTACAGGGCGCAAATCAATGAGCTGTATCAGCACCAAAAAAACAAAGCCTGGATTGTTTCTGAGTTGGCGATCCCGGACGAAGTGGGTGGGTTTTATGTGCGCGAAGTCGGCATCTTCGATTCGGACGGCGAATTGTTCGCTATTGGCAAATACCCTGAATCCTTCAAGCCGATCATGGCGTCTGGGGCGGGGAAGCAACTCCTTATCCGTCAAATCTTTGAAAACTCGAATGCAGATTCAGTCACACTCATCATTGATCCGAGCATCGTGACAGCGACCCGGCAGTACGTGGATGAGTTGCTGGATGTAGCGGTTGGTCAGATCACAGACAGGATCGACCGACAGGATGCCAAGGATTCAGCGCGGGTGGCCACAACTGGAGCCGTATCACTGAGCGGCCTTCAGGCCATCGATGGCGTTGCGCTGTCCCCAGGCAGCCGCGTGCTGGTCAAGGATCAGTCAGATGCCAGTTCAAACGGCATCTACATCGCCTCCGCTGGCGCATGGGCGCGTGCGACGGATGCGGACACATCCAGCAAAGTTACGCCGGGGCTGTTTCTCGCCATTGAAGAGGGAGACGCGCACGGCGGCTCGATGTGGCAACTGGTCACTCCTGCGCCAATTGTGCTGGACAGCACGGCACTTCAATTTGTGCTGTCTGCTGGCAGGACGGGTGTGGTTGCGGGCAATTATATCGGTGTCAATGTCGATGATCATGGCCGCGTTCTTGATGGCTCATCAATCTGGGTGCCGGAATATCTCAAGTCTGGCGATCCGTTGCCGCCGACAGACATCGGCCCCATTTGGCACGATGACTACAATAGCTGGATGACGTGGCAGGTTTTCGACGCCAACGGGGCTGGTTACATCGGGTACGCAAGCGTGCTTGTCGGAAAGCCCGAATTAGATGCCCAGCCCACGGCGCGAAAGGGTTTCATTCCCAGCGGGGCAAGCAATCTATCCAAGGCTGCCTACGGCGCCCTATGGAATTGGGCTGTCCATACTGGCCTGCTTGTTTCTGCTGGAACATGGGTAGCGGGGACAGTGGCCGTCAAGGATAACGGCGACGGCACATTCGCCGTGTACGACTTGCGCGGGGAATT